GACCCTAATTTCGTTGATGCTGTATATGAAAGATATATGTTGGAATTTGGAATTGAAGTTCCTGCGGTGTTAAATGCAATGGTTCGTGAAGCAAAGGAAGGTAATGTGCAAGCAGGTAGATTGGTATTAGAGCATAGTGGGAAGTTAGTTAAGAATATAAACGTAACTGTTGATAGTCCATTTGAGAAATTTTTAAAAGGTGTTCAAAACGCAGAGATTGTAGAAGACGGCGAGATTATTGATGTTGCGACAGAGATTATAAATGATTCTTCCTTACCTGAAAGAAACACCGAAAATCAAGACGTAAGAGCTAAAAATGAAAAAATTAAAACTGCTAAAGCTATTAAAGAAGCAGAAAAGAAGGCTGATTATAATAAAAAACAGAGAGAATGGTATCTATGGCGTAAAAGAGCTAAAAAGGCGGGGGTGTCTCCTCTCAAGAATCGTAGACCTACTCCTGCACAGAGGAAAGAGTGGGAAAGAGAAATAATAAAAGCAGAATCTAATGAGATTGTCTGAATTTATACACTTTGTAACTAGAGATGATATAGGAATGGCTCAAAATCCTAAAAACAACGACTATACGCACTTTACAGCTAAAATGAAAGATAAAAGACAAAGATATTTATACCAATGTAAATTAAAAGGAAAAACACCTGCAAAATGAGACAAATAAAAGATATAGAAAAAATGTATTATGAATTAGTTGAGTGTAGGCGTATTTTTAGAGATTTCGGGAAAGATACTATTATAGACGCTTCAAGAATGGAGAGGTCTTGTAATCGTATAGATAAGTTAATCGGAGAATCTGAAGAAATAGGACATATAAATTTAGATAAAGACCATTGGTCTAGCTGATACCCATAAAATAAATTCTATCTGAATCAATCGCCTCACAAATTTCTGCATAAACACTTTCAGGGATAGGTATTACTTGAGAATCGACATAGAGTTCGCTTTGTTCTCTATCATTGGATTGTCTAGCGTATTCCATTTCTCTTCTGATGTTTTCTAAGAAATATCCAAGAATTTTCTGTATTTCTTTTAACTCCTTATTTCTGTCAGACATACCAACCTCCTTTATTTGTTAAATATCTTTTTGAGCGGCTTTATTATTTTATCAAAATAAATCTTTTTTTGTTTTTTATCACTAACTGACGTTATAAACTTTCTCATAACCGTCATATTTGCGTTATAATTAGCAAACCCCTTTTCGTGGTGCATCCCATAGTCAGCCATTCGTAATTCTTTCTTGGCTTTATAGTATTTTATGCTATTTAGCAAATTTCCTGTTTGTATGAGTGCTCTTTTACGATTTGTCGGCGAAACTCTAGCACCATTCCAATAAACACCTTGTTTTCTAGCCTTTATCGTAGCTTTTGACAATTCTTTGCTGTGATTACCGCTCCAAGAATGAAACTTCTGACTTCTTATAGTATCCTTTGTTCTTTTAGCAGTTTCCTGTCCTATGTCGTTAAAAGCCTCCTTCGTTTGTTTCTTTACTAGCCTTTCAGCCTCATCAAACGCTCTTTGAACATTTCTTAAATTTTTAAATTCAAATTTCATTATTCTTCTTCAGTTTCTTCAGGTTTTTCGTTGTTTAAAGGATTATTTCCATTAAACATCTGATTTAATTGCTCATCACGAGACTCTTTGTTCTTTTCGACAATTTTTTCTGCCTCTTTACGACTTAAATCGTTATTATACTCCATTAATAGGTCAACTTCATCAATCATATGATGTTTTATGCGATGTTCGTCTAATAATATTTGGTCTTGGACAGTTTTTGGATATTCAGGTTCGTTAAAATCTAATTTGAGCCTTTCAGGCAAAGAAATATTATTATAAGCAGCAATTTCTCTTTCAAGATGATATAATTTATGCTCATACATTCTCCAAAGCTCAATATCGTCTTGATAATCCTCAAATCTCTCTAAATCTTTAATTTTTAAAGCAATTCCACTAGGCGTTTCGCCTCCGTCTTGTGCAAATTGGACATATAAGTGATTATTTTGAGCTACTAAGTCAATTTGAAACTTAATATTTTCAATTACAGCCTCTAAATCGCCTTGAGGAGAGGCAATTGCATAAGTTGCTCCTTCAGGAAGGTCTAATATTTGGTCAGAACCTGCTCTTTCTATCCTTTTATCGCTATCCACCCCTGTCATATAAGGTTGACCGAACATTTGGAAGCGTAATCCAAGCTGCATCTCTGTCATTGCTATGTTTACCTGCTCATTACAGTCAACAATGTCATTTGCCCCGTCGACAAAAAATTCATCTAATTGTTCTTCTCTGTGAGTGAATAAAAATGGTAAAACGCCATATCCGTGCTCATATTCTTCTGTTATGTTTCCATCTTCGTCATATTGGGCATAAATAGACTCATCCCAATAAGCATATTCGCATTTAGCACTATATGAAGCGTCTTCAGGTTGCATTAATAGTGGATACATAATCGCTGCAGGAGTATAAGGGTCTTGCAAATGAACATCAAAGTAATAAACAGGTCTATAATCAAAATAAGGCATCCCGTTCCATTCTTTATAAATAACTTGCGTAGCTACTGTCCCCATAAGCCTAGTCATTCTCTCAACGTGCTTCATTCTAGCATTTTTCTTGATAGTCAACTTGTCATATTGGTTGTTTACGTTTCTATTAGCTCCTACAGTATAAATCCTGCTCATTTTATTTATAAATCTTCTAGTGAAGTTAGCATTATAAGGAGGAATTTCTTGAAAAGCAGCGGAATTGAAATATCTATTGATATAATCGTTTGTTGCATTCCCTCCATAATAATCAAGCATCCTTCTAACCCAATTTCTTCGACCCTTTAAATTGGATACTTTATTTTCTTCTATTGATTTTTTAATTATCTCTTCTACTGTTGTATTAATCATCTTGTCCTCACTTTAAATTCTCTGTTTTTAATTGGGAATTGATTTATAAAGAAATATCTAATCATATCTGCTCCGTGGTCGTGAAATCCATCTTTTAATGGCTCAGGCTTCAAATGTTGCCCCTCTTTCACTTCAGGATATCTATAATTTTCTAAATCTTCCATTATTCCTGTGCATTTTTTATTAACGTGGAAAAAACGCTCGCCTTCTGCGTTTTCTATAAAACTTCTAACGTGAGATATACCCGACGCTATACTTTTTGAAGCTTTGTCTCTTTTAGTATGAATTGTTATTCCTTTCCTTCTAAATATTTCAATATCTCCTAATCCCGACTGCCCTTGGGCTTGCATTCCCGCAGGGTCTCCAAAATACCTAGAAACATTGTAGGGTTTGCTTAATATTTTTAAAGCTAATTCGTCAGTCTTAACATTAGGCTTGTGTATTATTTCGTCTATCATATTTATATGCCATCTGCCTCCGACTCGATATATTTGAAACCATCCCACAGCAGGCATACGATAACCAAAGTCTATAGAACAAAAAGTAAGATGATGTGGATTATATGGAAAACTACCAACATCTAAATCTCTTTCAAATGGATAAACTTTACCTGCAAAAGAAGTAAACTTTGCTCCATACTCTTGCTCGAATATCTCTTTCGACATATTCCTTTTTCTCTCAATTATAAAAGGGTCTTTTTTCCCGTCAGGAAATGCAAAATGATTATCCCAAGATGGTGCTTGATGAGATTCCCATAAATCATCTTTTTGCCCTAGAAGATATAAATCGTAAATAAAATTATATCCTTCAGGCGTAGTTATAAAGATAGCTTTCCCTTTTCTATCTGATAGTGTAGGGGATAAATACATATCCCAAATTTTTCTTTTTACTTTAGCTGCCTCGTCTATTATAAGCAAATCTAAACCCTCTCCAACTAAAGAATCGGGGTTGTCTGCAGATTTAGCTTCTACTGTAGTGCCCCATTTAAATTTTATAAACCGTTCTTTCTCAGAAGCTCTCAATATGTCGCTAGCTTTACCTATAACCATCTTCTGCCATATTTCACGAAACATTAAATCAGCTTTATCGTATGATAATCCAACAAGCCAAATTCTTTTATTAGGCTGCGAAGCATAATATGTAGCTTCCATAGCAGAGGCTGTGGTCTTTCCAAAACGCCTTCCACATACCATTACAAAAAATCTTGCAGTATCCTTGGTAGGATAATGCAATTTAGTTTGACCATAATGGGGTTTATATTCCATAAAGTCAAACCACTTTTCCTTATACTTTTTTTGTGTATCTTCCAAAAATTTGCATAATTTCTAACTTTAATTTAAGTTATAAACTTAAAATATGCAAAAATTTGCGTATTTAAAGCTTTTTTTAACAAAAAGGAGGGCAGTATGTCCGAAGACAACTTACAGGCAACAGCAGAAACAGGAAGTGAAAGTGTTGCTAAAGAAACTACTCAAGATGGCTCTAATGAGCAGTACATTGCAGAAAGCAAAAAGTATAGAAAAAGAGCTCAGGATGCAGAAGCTAAACTAAAAGAATATCAAGAAAAATTCGCCAAAGCTGAAGAGGCTAAATTAAAAGAGAAAGAAGATTTTAAAACTTTATACGAAAAAGTGTCTTCTGAAAATTCTAATTTATCAGCTAACGCAAAAAAATGGGCTGAATACGAAGGTAATCGAAGAACAGCTTTATTAGAAAAGCACCCTGAAAATGAAAGAGAGCAATTATCTAAATTAGATTTAGATACTCTCGAATTTGTAACGAGTAAAATTAATAATTCAAAACCTAATGCCCCTGAAGCTATCGGTAGAAGCAAAGCTCCTGTTGTAAATAAAGAATGGAAAGATATGACAGATGAAGAAAGACGAGCTTACTACACTCAAAGAGCAAATGAGGGTAATAGGCATTAAATCCTAAGGAGGATAAATTATGGCATTAGCCCCTACAAATAATGTGGCAATGGCGGGTGGTTTACAAGACTCAGGCGTTGACGCTACGCTCCAACATTTCATACCCGAAGTGTGGGGAGCATCAATTATGGACTATATGGAGAAAAATCTTGTATTTGCTAGATTAGCAACAGACCAATCTGCATTAGTCGCAGGTGGTGGAGATAGAATCCACTTACCAAAACACACAGAACTTACTGCAAGTGATACTTATGGTGGTTCTACTGTAGCTGTTGAAACTCTTATAGATACTAACTTAGCATTTGACGATTCAACTGCAAAAGAAGATGAGTATACTTTAGACATTAATCAGGCTATTCATAGTGCAATAGCAATTACTGATGTAGCAAAAGTACAAGCAAGTTATGATGTTATGAATCTTTATACACAAAAACTTGGCTATGCTTTAGCTAAAAAAATTGATGGCTATGTATCACTTAAAATGTTGGAACACGTTGGCTTTAATTATGCACACGGTACAGATGATGGTAATGGTGCAGGTAATACTATTGAATTAAATACAACTCACGATTCTTATGATATTATCGTTGCAGGTGTATCTAATATGATAGAAGCAATATATGCTAACGATAGCAATATCGATGATTGGACAATGGTATTAGCACCTAAATGCTATGCTAGCTTATTTAAATTAGGCGATTTCGCAAGATATGATGGTGTTGGTGCATCATTTGGTGGCGAAGTTCCATTTATAAGCGGTTATGCAGGCAAATTAGCAGGTGTAAATGTTGTGGTTGGAACTAACTTTAATAGTTATGCTGCAGGCGGAACAACTGTAACTGCAAACGGCACGCCTATTGGTAACTTTAGTGCAGACGGTGTTTCTGATGAATCTGAAAAACTATTAGGCTATTTGGTTCATAAAGACGCTGTGCATATCGCTTATGCAAGTGGTATGAAAGCTAGAGTTCAGAGTGATTATCATCTAGCTTCATTATCTACAAGATTTGTTGCAGATAGTGTTTATGGTTGCTTAGTTACAGGAAATACTACAAATGGAAACAAAAAAGTGTTTGCATTAGTTAGTCCTGCTTCGTAAGAAGACTAGCAGTTAATTGATAACAGTATATGGGGGCTTTATGCCCCCTATACTTTAATTTAAGGAGTATTGAATGGTTAAGATGGAAAACCCTAGTAGAAAAGGTATGGTTAAATCTTTTAAAGAATCTGCAGTAAAATCAGCAGAAAAGCTTGGATGGAAGAAAGTTGGGAAGGTTTATAATAGCAGAACTAATAAAACTAAAAAAACTAAAAAATGATTCCTAAAGAACTGCAAGAGATTGTAGATGAAATAAAAACACACGAAGGGTTTAGACCTAAGGTATATCAATGCTCCGAAGGATATGATACCATTGGATATGGCTTTGCAATAAAGGATTTAATAATAGATGAAGATGTTGCTAATATAATATTAATGAAAAAGCTTCACACATTATTAGAGAGAATTACAATTGCATTCCCTTGGTTTAAAGATATTGACCCTATAGCAAAAGGGGTTGTTATTAATATGTGTTATCAATTAGGAGTAGCAGGATTTTCAAAATTTAAAAAAACAATTTACTACTTAGAGACAGAGCAATATGATGAAGCTGCTTCAGAATGCCTCGATAGCCTTTGGGCTAAACAAACGCCCGCAAGAGCACGAGAGCTAAGCGAAAAGCTTTTATCTATATCTAAATGAAAGAAAAATATGGATACATTGAAGACGGTTATGGAAAGCAAGGCAGGTCTTGCTGTTAGTGGAGTTAGTAGTGTTTGGATATCGTTCGTAGAATGGCTTCCTTTTTGGCTTAGAATAGGAATACTTTTAGGAACGTTTTTAACTATATGGATTAGGTTCATTCGGGAATTTAGGAATTAATCTGTTTTATAGTTATATTACTTAATATAAATTAAGGCAAATATATGCGATTGAGCGATTACGGTGTGATAAAAAGAGTAGTAGTAACGCCCGACAAGCATTTCCCTTTACACGATGCCCCTGCAATCAGAGTTTTATGTAAGACTATTGAAATAGTAAAACCTGATGCTTATGTTGATTTAGGAGACATCGGGGAATGGGAAGGTTTTTCTGCTTGGAAATATAAAAGAAGAAAAGCTCCGCCTTTAGAATTTTTAATAAAAGATTTCGATAAAGATATAAAAGATGTAAATAAGGGAATGGATATCATAGACGAGTCCCTTGATAAAGCCAACTGTAAGGAAAAGTTCATCACAGAGGGCAATCACGATAATTGGCTCAATATGGCGGTTGAAAAATATCCTTATATCCCTGATTATAAGTTTGCCAATGCAGTTAAGTTGAAAGATAGAGGGTATACCTACTATCCATTTGGAAAGCATCTCAAAATAGGGAAGCTTTATTTTTATCACGGTCATCAATATGGTGGTCAATATCATACTGCAAACCATCTAAGAAAATTGGGATGCAATATAATGTATGGGCATTGGCACGATTTACAACAAATGTCTGCTACTCATATGGACGGAGCAAAGTCTGCTTGGTCTATAGGGTGTTTAAAGAATATGAAAGAAGAAGCTAATGAATGGCTAGGAAACAGAAGAATTAATTGGGCTCACGCTTTCGCTATAGTGGATTTTTTTGAAAAAGGTTTATTTACAGTACATATTATACAGATAATTAATGGAAAAACCTGTCTTTGGGGAGAGGTTATAAACGGAAATGCTAAATGAATTGGATAGAAATATTAGAACAATATGGTGTTCCATTAGTGGTGGCTGTTGCTTTTTGGCTTTTCATACAAAAGCAGAATAAATATATACAAGACGAACTTTCTAAAGAAATGCGAGAAAGCTTCGGAAGAGTTGAGGGTATTATTATAAAATTAATAGACCAACAAAAAAGAATGCAACTCGAACAAAAAGGTTTAGAAAACAGTTATAAAACTTTAGTAGAAGTTATTGCTAGTTTAAGCGGTAATGGACTAAAAGATAAGTTTTTGAGAATGCAAGAACGAAATGAAAATAAAAAATACTAAGGAGTGATATGGCAAATATAGCAAATCAATTTACAGGGCTACCTATAGAGAATCTTATAGCTGCTCCGTTATTAGCTGCGGCTGAAGGGCAGAAATCTTTAGCTCAAACTACGGCTGCATTTATAACAGACGTAGGAATGGATAAAGATGGTAATACTAAATCAGTTTCTTTTACATATGAAGATGGTTCTGAGAGTGTAGCTTTAGATGTACCTTTATTGTCAATTATAAATATACCAAGTCTATGTGTAGACGAAATAGATGTTAACTTCAATATGGAAGTATCAACTCAAACAGCTAGCAAGTCATCAACAGATTCAAGTGCAACAGCAAGTGCTTCTGTAGGTTGGGGTTGTTGGAAAGCAAGTTTTGAGGGAAAAGTATCTCATCACTCTGAAAACAGTAGAAGTTCAGACACTTCTGCTAAATATACTATAGCCGTAAAAGGAAAGCAGGAGAAACCTGAAGGATTAATGAAAGTATTGGATATGCTGAATAATTCTATAGGTAAACAAAAAGGAGCTCCTGCAGATGGCGGAAAGAAATAATTTAAAAAAGGGGTCGTTTTTAGACCATTTAACTAAAGGCTTATATGACGCTGTAGTTCAAGCCCAAAGCCTAGCAGAAAACCAACATATAGAAGCTTTAAAGAAGTATGTAAATAAAGATGGAAGCCCTAAGTGTATGGAAATGGTTATAAACGGACAAGATGTCAAAATTCCCCTAGCAACTCTAGCTCCGCAAAGCTCTATAAAAATAAAAGAGCTTACAATGGAGTTAAAAGTTAGGCTAAATAAATTTGGTAAAAGAAAGTCAAGGTTAGGTGGAGGTATTTTTTGCAAGGAAGATGCAGGTGCAATAGATGCAGATTTAGGAGCTTCCATAATTCCTATAAAGAATAACTACGCTAACTTGAAAATAACGTTTGAAGGAGCTGACCCGCCTGAAGGGTTAGTTCGATTAAATAACAATCTAATTAAGCAAATACCATAATGGAAGAGAAAAGAATAGAGCAATTACAAAAAACCGTCAATAAGTATGGACAATACATTGAGCAAATGGAAAAAGATATTGCTATTTTAAAAAAAGACTCTCATCCGCCCTTGGAACGATGCAATTGCTGTAAAAAATTAGATAAATAATAGAATTTTAAAAGGAGAAATAATTATGACTGAATGGATGACAACAAATTGGGAATGGGTATTATTAGCGTTTTACGTTTTAGAAAAAGTAGTAAAATTAAGCCCAAGTAAAAAAGATGATATTATATTCGATAGTATTTTAAAACCTATCTTTACTATGTTCTCAGGCAAAAAATAATGCCTAGAAGCAGGCTACCAAGAATCCAATCCTTAACAGATGGTTCTTTCGAGCCATCTAAAAGGAATGGTGTTTCCCTTAGGGATGATGAAAGCCTGTCTGACGACTTTAAGCAAATAAGGATTGGGGAAACTAATTCTGTTCTAAGCTTATCAAAAAATTCTATCAAAATAGATGGAGATTTAAATTTAACAGGCTATCTTAGCAATGGAAAGATTGAAACAGATGATACTTATTTAGATTTTATCTCAGCTAATGGATATTTTAGGTTTCATACTCCTACTACTACTGCGGGGCAAGAACCCTTACTAACTATTTCAGGGGGAAGTGTTCTTTGGTCTTCTGTTGGGGATTATAACATTGCCTCTGAGGCAGATATAGATATGAGGGCAGAGGGAGATGATTTCCATTTTCGTGGGAGCAATGATAATGCTGTTGATTTCTTTTTTCATTTTGACGCTAGCAATTATTCTTCATTGACTGTTGCAGCTAATGGGGCAACTACATTAGCAACTATTGATGCGGATGGAACTGTGGGGCACTTAACTTTAGATGTTGATGGCGATATAGAGTTGAATGCTGATGGTGGCGATATATATTTTAAAGATGCAGGCACAATCGGTGCTGCAATAGAAATGGGAGTTGCTAATACTCTGTATGTATACAATCCTTTAGATTCAGGAGATTTTTTTAAGATTTCAACTATAGCAAATGGAGCAACTACAATATCTACTCTTGATGATAGTGCCACAGCAGCTCATTTAACTTTAGACATTGATGGCTCTCTAATAACTGACCCTGCTGATGGCAAATATATAGCTAAAAATAATGGAACAGAATTTAGTGCAACAGATAGTGCTTATGCAGGGATGATACTTGGTTATACTTGTTTGAGAAACCTAGATACTACATCAGGAAAAGAATTAATTACAATAGGAACAAGTATGACTGTATTACAAACTGACCAAGGAAATGACGTAAAGGTTACTTTTGTTGCTCCGCCAAGTGGCAAAGTTGAAATAGTATTTGCAGCTTTAGTAGATGCTTCTTCTAAAACAATAAGATTTGCTTTATCTGATAATGCTACATTTAATGAATTGGCGGCAATACAAACTTATGATAATAAATGCGTAACTATAGATGAATCGGACGAATATGTTAATAATATTCGTTGGTGCGTTGAAGGTTTGACAGAGGGGAGCTCTTATACGTTCTTTGTTGCAGCGAAATCAAGTAGTGCAAGCTCTTATATTTATCAAGGCATAAATAGATTTAATACACATAGTCCGCCAATAATAGTTAAAGCAATAGCATTGCCTGCGACAATTTATAGTGGAGAATAATAAGGAGATATATGGATTTATCTAAAAGAAGAGAAGAGATAATAAATAGACTGAAGCTAATAGAACAAGAGTATTTTATGACTATAGGAAAACTAAAAGAAATAGAAGAACAGATGAAATTAGCGTCTGAAAAAGAAAAAGGAAAAGAGGATAAATAATGGCGAGTTTTACAGGAAGTGCCTTAAAAGACGTTTATAAGGATATATTGCATACAAGCAACTCTAATACAGGATTGTCCTCATCTATAAAACAAATAACTTGCGGAGATGGTGATACTTCTGCGTTGTATTTATCTGACAGGAATTTAAAAGTGCAACCGTCTACCGATTCAACAACGAATACTGTTATTTACGATGCAAGTGGAAACGCTTTATTGACAGTTGATTCAACTAACGATTTGGTAAAAGCGGGCATTGGTCAACATACTGTGGGGACTCAATTCAAGCAATTCGGTATGTACGACTTTACTCCTGTAGCAGGTAGTCATTATCAGATGATAACTGCCCCTATAATGTACGAAAGTGCAATATGGTCAGATGCCGTAAATGGTTCTGTTTGGGGAGGAAATGGGACTAACCCATCAACAAGCGTTACTATATCAAACAATTCTTTGCACTTTATCCCTTGTGTATGGTTATTGCAGCAAAATATAACAATCCAAGAAATTCAATATATATTATCTGCTGAGGGTAGCACAACAATAAATGTTCACGTTATGGCTTATGACTTGGTAACGGGTAGCGGCTCAACGGCAGGCGATTTATCTAATGGAGCTGTATTGGCTCAAACAGGCTCTGCCTCAGACAGTTTAAGCCCTATAACAGTAGGGGATGATAGAGCTTCTAATGGGACTCTGACTATAAATACTGCGGACGTAAATGATGGGAAGGCAATCGTTGTATTTTTCGAGAATGTAGGCGGGACAGATGATGTAACTGCACAAGTAAATTTAAAATATAATTTAAGGTAGAAAGAGAGAATAAAAATGGCAAATGGTTTATATAATGGAAATAATGCAACTGCTAAAGGAACTGTCAGTTTAAGCGTTGGCGGTTCAGCTTTTGCGAAAGCTAAAGGACATACACAAATTTTTGAGAACACGCAAGAAGTCGATAATACTGATGGCTTTATAAATATCCTTTCAGTAAGCGGGACTAAAGGAACGTCAACAGTTCCTTCTATAAAAGCCTTTTGCATTTATAATATGGGAGATGTTGCTGCGGAGGTTCAATTAGTTTTTCAAGAATGGAAAAATAATTCCAATGTTGATGATGCAGAGGCGGCGGCAAGATATGTTAGCATATTACTTCCTGCAGGAGATTTCTTTTATCTTCCTCACGGCAGAATGATAGGTTACAATGCGGATGCTTCGGCAGCAAATGCTACAGCTATAGATAATACAGCTCCTGCTTCTGTTATGTATGTTGATTCGACAGCAGATTTAGACCACGCTACTTCAGCAACTATGGGTTCTGATGCAGCACATACAACTCTAAATTTAGAAAATGGTCATTCTAAGTTTTTCAAAGTTGGAGATTTAATTAGAATAGAAAATGAAATATGTGAAGTTACTGAAGTTGGAACAGGTGCAGACTTAGCAAATAGCACCTGTACAATTAAGAGAGGTTTATTTGGTTCTACTGCTGCAACTCACGCAGATGATGTAGCTATAAGGCTTCCTTTTTTCAATATGTATGCAGATTTTGATAAGTTTTCAGTTTCTCAGACAGACAAAGATGGTAAATTTAAAGCTATGAACTTTTTTGGATATGGAAGAACGGGAGATGCTATAGCAGATGGAATACAATCAGGGTCTATAGCTATCAAATTTTATTCGGCAGGATATCAAGAACTAGGGCTTTCAGGAATTACAGCTAGTACACATTCAGGGTTAGCTGCTTCAACAGCCTATGCTCTTAATATAACTGTAGATGGAGGGTCAACTTTTGCAAATCTATCCTTCACTACTGATTCTTCTAATTTGAATTTCGGTGGAAGAAATGGTGTTATAAATAAAATACAAGATGCTTTAAATGTTCAATATTATACGTCAGGGAACTTATTTGAAAAAAGGGTAAGTGTTGGTATTATTGGCGGAGATATACGATTTACATCAGGTCAACATTTATCAGGCTCTGCGATTGCTTTAGCCGCTCCAAGCTCAGGAACAACTCCTTTTGGCGTTGGCAGATTGCCTGCAATAGGAGATGTAGAAGCTGCAGTAGCTGCAAGGCTTCCTGATGATACAATTTACGATAGAGCTACTTATGGAGCTAGTCCAAATAAATCTGCTTTTATGTATGATGATGGGCAAGGAAATCTTATAGGTGCAGGTTCAGGTAGAATAAATTACGAAACAGGAGAAATAGATTTCACTTCATTGCCTAATGCTGAATTTGTTGTAAACCTTATACATAAATCTGCACACGCAGGTGGAGTTAATGCTGATACTGCAGATGGTAAAAATACCATTCAATCTATAGGGGCTAGAAGCATAAACACAAAATTAAATACAACTATTAAAGTAATAGCTTATAATTAGGATTATTGATGCCAAATAGAAAAGCAAAAGAAAGAAAACAAGCAAGAAGAAAGAAAAACTCATATTTAAAGAAATATGGAAGAACTTCTAAGCAGGTAGCTAGAAAGAAAAGAGGTAAATAATGGCAACAGCACCAACATATTGTACACACAGACAATTGAAAGATGTGTTTCCACAAGTAGATTCATTTGATAATAAAAGAGCTTTATATGGATGGAAAGAAGTAACAACAAATAAATATGCCGCACATAATAGTGGCTTAACGACTCAATTATTTGCTGACGGAGAAGATTTAGGAGCAGCACAATCTGCACATACTGATTTAAATGTTGAAGGAGAATGGTTTTATAATTCTGCTGAAGATATAACTTATTATTATTCAGCAAGCGACCCAAATGACAAGCTGATGGAAGCAGGGGAAGAATTTTCTACATTAATTACAAGAATTACAGCAAATGCAAGTAGATACTTAGATGCTAAATTAGACCCTAACTTACCAAGAGAACAACTAAAGGATAAAGAGGGTAATTACGATTATATAATTATTAGAACAACTGCTCTAATAGCTGCAACATTCCTTATCAGAAGCCACGACCCTATGTCAGAGCAAGCTTCTTCGTTAATGCAAGATGCTATGGAAAACATAGAGTCTTTAAATAGCGGAAAAGCTGCATTATCTTGGCAAACGACAGGAGATTCTTCTAAAGGAATTATAAGAGATGTTACTTACACATCAGGAAAAATAAGACCTGTAGATACTAGAGGCAGATGGTCAGGAGATTGGGATTTATTAAAGGTTAAAATTATAGATGGCGGAGTTCTTGGAACAGCTACATACTCTGTTTGGGTTAAAGACGCTGATTCGTTAAAAGCAACAAATGTAGTTAGTTCAAGAAAAATATCAGGAGATTTCCAGTCTTTAGCAGGAACTTTAGAAATTAGATTTGCGGGAGCTAATGATTCAACACAAGCTGCAGCAAATGATGAATGGGAAGTAGAAGTCGCAGGATGGCAAGAAGAAGTTGACAATTCTAGCATAAATTCTGTGAGGATGACAAGAAGGTACTAAATTTGGAAAATTAGATAAATGGCAGTAACTTTTACAAACAATTGGAAGAATATTTTAGACAAGTTAGAGTCTATCGTTGAGACAGAATTCAAAGGGACTTTGCGTGTTTATAAAGGGGGGAGTGTACCTAGTGGGGTAACTCAATCTGTGCAACTAATCCCAACAGGGAGCACTTTACTTGAATATAACACAACATCAGAGACAAGAGAATTTACGATAGAGGTTAGATTTGTTTTTAATGAAGTTAATCTTACGGAAACCGCACTAGACCACGTTTTACGCTATGTTTCTCGTATAGAGGCTTTAATACACGATAATGTTACGATGACATTATCAGATAGCTCAAACGCATTTAATTGTAGGTTTGAATCTACAGAGCTAAATGCAGATGAAGAGTCAGGCATTTATATAGTTGTTTGGGATTATAAGTGCCAACATTTAGGAAATGTAGAATAGGAGAAATAAATGAAAGTAAAACTTAAAAAAGGGGCAGTATTACCTAATAATTGGAAATCTTGCGGATGTACCAAAGATGATTGGGACAATCTAAGTGCAGGAAAGACAGTAGAAGTTAATTCTGTTTCTACAATAAAAGATATGGTGGATGTTGTAGAGTCAGCATTTAAACCAAAACAGCAAAATAAAAAACAAGGAGATAAATAATGGCAAATGTAGCACACGCATTTTCTCCTAAAGAGTGGACGTGTTTCGTTATATCTGATGCAAGTGATGCAGGTACAACAGGATTGCACGCAACAAATATGTATCAATTAGATGTTGATTCAGTAAGCTACCCTAACTTAAATGTAACTCAAGCATTAGATGTTAGAAGTGGTGTTGGGGCTACTCTAAAGGACGAGGATTTCTTTCAAGACAGAACGATGAGAGTAACTGAATTGAGTTTATCAGGAACATTGCACGACGATGTAGGACATAGATTGCTTTTAGCTAATATTTGTGGAGCTGCACAAGCAGATGATACAAATCAAACTATTGCATCAGGACATAAAATACTTTCACAAAGATATGGAGAAGCAGTAACAAACAATGCTTCATCATTAACTATTCAGATTAATCCATCTGATGTTAGTAACCAAAGAGCTATGGAATTTTTTGGCTGCGTAGTTACTAATTTTACGATTTCAGCTGATACAGGAACAGAGGGCGGAAGATATAAGTGGTCTGCGACTCTACAAACAGGAAAAATTCCTGATTTAGATTCTCAAACTCTTATAAATGTAGCAGGAAGTAATAATTATGCAAATACTACAGACACAACTTTAGCTGCCGCAAGCGGAGTTAAATTATATGGTGTTGATGCAGTATTAAATAGCTTTACTACTACAATTGATTACCCTGCAGTATTTTCAGGAATAACATCAACAGGATACGAAGTCGTAAGCAGAGGGGCAGAATGTTCTGTAACTCACGATTGTCAAGTTAAGTATGACGGAAATACTAAAGATATGATTTCAAACTTTGATGGTCAGACTGCTGCAAAAGCAGAAGAATCATTTATCATTACAAATAATGGTAACTTCGGTATAGATACTGCTAACGCAGTATTGACAAATGTGGCATTATCAGAAGGCGATATAATGATGCTTGATTGCTCCCTTAAAGCGGTAGACGATGGAACTGATGAATTGTTAATAGTCGATTTAAGTGATTAATAAATAAATAAATAAGGAAAATTATGGAATTTAAACTTAAAACAGGTCGTAAAGTTAAAATGAAGAATGATATAAGTTTAGACCAACGAGATGAATTGATGGATTCTATTCAATATGAATTAAATTCTGATGGAACTCTTGGAGGCATTAAGGCAATGAATTCAACTTTAACAAAATGGCTAAGAATTTGTTTAGATGGAAACAACTCTGATGAAGAGTTAATCCAATGGAAAATCGAAGAAAGAACAGAAGCTTTTATCGAATTCCAAAAAGCCTTAACAACGGGGGAAGAGAAAGCCTCCAAATAGAGTTATGTGTATTGGGCGGACGTTGTGGAGGCTGCCCCTACCATAGTTTTCCTTATGAAGCACAAATACCTATAATTATAAAAGGTAAAAGGGAAACTAGGACTTTCACTTGCAAGGAAGATGTTTTTGATGTCATAGAGCTCTTAGCCCAAGAGTGCTATGATAATATTGAATCAGGAATGGATGTTGATATTGCTCAATCAATAAAAACGCAGATTCCCTTTTTTGCTTGCCTGAATATCCTTTTTGACAAGAGCATATACAAAGATGTTCAGAGATATTTATATTGCGAAAAGCTAAAAGTTCCCCCTTTTAAAGGTACTTATGGAGAACAACCCGCAAAATGGGTTGACAGATTTTTTAAGATTAAAGCCGCATTTGCTAAAATGGAAAAAGAAGTCTACGATAAGGCAAAAGCAAAAGTAAAAACGAAAAGATAACTATGGCTAAAGACACAATATTTATAAAATTTAAACCCGCAGGCGATAAAGAGCTCCTTAGGGCTATACGAACCCTAAATAACGCCACTAAAAAAACCATACAACAACAAAGGCTGATTGAACAAAGAGTTAGTGCTAATACAAAGCTTGGCAAAGAAAATACAAAGCAAATCAACAGACAAGCCTCCGCATTCGCAAGACTTCAAAGCATAACAGCTATTTATAGAAATAAAATGTTGCTATTGTCATTTGCTATGACATTAGCATCATCATCGATTATAAAGCTTGTTAAGGCTGCTGCCGACCTAGAAGAAATAATGAACAAAAGTGAAGTCGTATTTGGCGACAGTATGGAGGCTGTTCAGCAATGGGCTGATATGATTCAAGCATCAATGGGCAGGTCTTCTACTGAAATGCTGAAATTTGCTTCAGGCTTACAAGATACATTTGTACCACTAGGTATGGTAAGAGCAGGAGCTGCAGACGTTTCTATGGCTATGACTCAATTAGCTGTAGATGTTGCAAGTTTTTCAAATAAAGCTGATGCCGATGTATTAAATGACTTTCAAAGTGCTTTAGTTGGAAATCACGAAACAGTTAAAAAGTATGGTATAATTATTAACGAAAGTCGTATGAAAATGGAAGCTTTTAGGCTCGGAATTTCAGACGGCAATGAAGAATTAACTGAATCAGCAAAATTACAAGCTAGAGTTTCTTTAATGGTAAGAGGAACAACCGATGCTCACTTTGACGCTCAAAGGACTGCTGATAGTTACACGAATCAAGTAAAAGCTTTAGGAGCAGCTTGGCAGACCGTTCAAGAAGATTTTGGACAAGCATTACAAAAAATGGTTATGCCTCTTATTGCACTTGGCAGGCATTTTGCTAACACCAAAAGATTAAAAGCTTACCTAAGTGTTTTAAGTGGAGTCGGACTTGCTTTTGGTATAGCTAAAATAAAAGCATATGGCTTTGTAAATGCTTTAAAAGCTGTTAAAGCAGGTCTTATTAGCACTACAGGAGGCTTATTTGCTATTGTTGTTGTTTTAGGAGAACTTATAGCTCATTTTATGAAAGCAGATGAAGCGATAGAAGAATCTGTTCCTAGCTTTGATGTATATAGAGATGTTTTAAATAAAAGTGCAGATGCTTGGGATAAAAATGCAATTAAAATTGCAGAAGCTCAAAAATCTTTAGCTGATTTTAGAGCTACTTTAGTTGAATCAAGTAAAGCTCTTCTTCATAATGTAAAATTATCTTATGCTCAAAGTGATTTTGAAAAAGAAGCTATCAAACTTACGAAAGATAGAAAAGGAGGAATAGAAGACCTCCAAGTTGTAGAAGAATTTCTTATAAAAACTCATATTAGACGTAAAAAATCTTTGAAAGATTTAGCTGCAGAGGAAAAAAGCTTGCTTTCAGGCAAAGATGCTATGGCTGCAGCAGAAATAAGAGCATTATTAGAACAGAGACATCATATACAAAGAAAGCAAAACCTATTAGAGTATAAAATGATAGAAGCCTCTTCTCTTGAAGAAATAGCTGTGCAAGAGAAAAATAAGCTATTGTCTCAACAAAGAGCAGAAGAAAAGGCTGTAAAATCAAAAACATCTACTTGGAATATTTATGCAAAATTGGTTAATGAAGCTTTTGATGAGGCTTATGACCAAACTAAAATTTCAGACTATGCAAATTTTCTTGATGAAGCGGTTGGCAATCAAGTTATAGGTAGTTATGAAGCAAGAAAAGCAATTGAGGGTTTTGGCTTTATATCGATACCTCTATTAGATGAAAACGCAACTCAAGAAGATGTACAAAATGCGATTAATGTAATGTCTAGTTCTATGACTGCCATCACAAATGCTACTACGGGAATCAGAGAGCTATACGACGATGAAATAAATAGTAAGTTTATAGGAGCAGGTGCAGCTAGAACACAAGCAATTAAAGAACACGTTAAAGATGTAGAGAGAGAAGCTAAAATAATTAACACATCAATAAGCACTCTATATGGGAAAGCTGACCTTGAAGGGTTACTTGATGTAATTACATCATTAGAATTAACTAAAGAAAGCATAGAAGAGATTGGCGACCCCACAGGGGAGATGACCGAGGAGATGTTAGACCTTCAAAATCAAATTCTATCCCTACAGCCCGAAGTTGACATAATAAATGACTTATTGAAGGAAACTGCTTATTCGGCAGATAAAGCAGCAATTGAAGAAGAAAAATTAGCAGCAAAGACTAATATTCTTGAGCGAAGTTTTAGCAACCTATCCAAGGCTTCAGGAGGCGTAACATTTAGCCTCAATGATATGGCGACGCAATATATGTCGACTCACGCAGAACTTGCAAAGTTTTACGAGCAAGAGCTTAAATTAAAAAAATCGTTTGAGCTTACTACTGCAGCAAATCAACAATTAAAAGAGGATAATTTAAATAAAGTTGCTGTTTTTAAAGAGACAAATGCAGCATACTTACAAGCACTTGCAGAAGGCAACGAAGCTGAAGCAGAATTATTGTTAAAGAATTTAGAACTTAAAGAGGAACTTTCTGAGGCTGATAAAGCTAGGATTGACTCGGAGGCTGAAAAATATGCAGAGCAAGAAGCTCAAGTAGTTTCAAGGACAGAGGCTAATATTGAGGCAGCAACTACCATAGCAGGAGCTTGGATAAAATCCGCTATGCAACAATCTCAAGCAAATATACAAATGATTAAATCTCAAGCTAACGCACAGATAGCCTCATTAAGAGAAACAAGAAAATACCAAAAAGCTTCCGATGATGACAAAAAGAAGATGGAAGATAAAATTAAGGCTGAAAACAATGAAAGAATAGTTAAAGAGTTTAAACAACAACAAATGGCAAATAGAGCTTCTGTTGTAATGGATACTGCAATGGCTATTATGAAAATCACAGGTCAAACAGGTATTTTTGCAGCTCCTTGGATTGCAGCGACAGTAGCTATGGGCTTAATGCAGTTAGAACAGATAAATTCTGCAAAACCACCAACAATGGCTACAGGTGGATTAGTGGGAGGAAAAAGACACTCTCAAGGCGGAACACTAATAGAAGCAGAAGAGGGCGAATATGTAGTAAATAGAGACGCTGTTGATGCTGTAGGGCTAGAGGCAATGAATAGAATAAATCAAGGCTCTGCAGGCTCTAGTGTAAATGTAAGTTTTGCAGGAAATGTTATGTCTGATGATTTTATAGAGTCGGAAGCTATCCCTAAAATAAAAGAGGCTATCCGTAGAGGTGCAGACATAGGTATTAGTTAATGATTGATTTATCTCAAAAACCAAAGATTCGTCAGGATTTAGAAAATAAAACAGTAGAATTTACGACTTTAATCGTTATAGACCCTGAAAACAACCCTTTATATATAGGACAAAGAAAAGAACTTTTTGATAATGATAAGTTTTTTGAAGATAGAAACTTAAAAATAACTTCCATCAAAGAAAGTATAAATACTAGAAGCAAAAACTTTTCTATTAATAATGTATCTTTTTCGCTTTCTAATTACACTATTGGCAATGAAAGGTTTAGTGATTTTGTTTCAGAAAATGGATTAGAAAATAAATATATAGAGATTTATTATAAAACACCTTCTTGTACCTTGTTAGATGATTGTCTTATGATTTTCAGAGGAACAATTAGAAGAATAACACACGATAGTAAAATCGTAAAAATACAACTTGAGGATTTAACTCAGGATAAATTGTCTAAAACTGTACCTATAGCTAATATTGCTAGCTCAATTCACGCTTATAACAAAGATTATATTAATAGACCTATCCCTATATTATATGGGAAAGTAGACAAAGCACCTGCTATCCCTTGGATAAATAAATCAAACCCAAATGATGAAGTTAGCGTTAGGATTATATGCGATGATTTATTAGATGATTCAAGGAATATAATTATAGGGGATTTATATTCAGAGGAGACCACCTCCGCTTATCAAAATGAGACAGGAGGAGTAAATCCATTATATATAGACAAAGGCGATTATTATCAGGTTTTGCAAAACTTCAACCCTAATGTTTTGGTAGGTGGCGATGGAGATGTCCAAGATTGGAGTTGGATAGATAACGAACAATATACAATAAGTAGTAATAAGGTTATAGAAATTAGAAAAAAGTTTTCAGGAGTTATACCTAAAAATCCCCCTGCCTTCAATGAATTTCAATGTTTAAAAGTAAGATTTCCCTCTCAATGTGTAATTATGGGAAACCCTGAAGGAGAAAGCATTTATGACGGAACTACTTCTGTATTTCATTCTCAGGAAACTATTGGCAGACCCCAGCTCTCTATAGATGACCCTAAGGGTTTAAGATTAACATCCAATTTGAATGAAGATTTGTTAGGGAATTTAAGTTATTGGGATTCTAGTGCTGTAATCCCCAATGACACCATAATGGGAACATTTACAGGACAACGAGTAATTGAGTATTGGAGTCCTTCAATTGTATCAAATACATATAACTATAAAGGAACGCACTTTCCTTTCGAGTCGGAACACAGCAGACTTGAGCATCCCAACTATGCAACATATCAATCAAGAGTTCTTGCGTGGCTAGATTCGGGGATGGGGGCTTTAAATACAGATGCTTTTTCTATAAATGATGCAACACATCAATTTGAAAGCGACCCTACCGTCGTATACAAACAATTGCCCACACTAGCAATGGTTAGAGACGCTGTAAATAAAAAAATACACGAACAGATTTATGATAGTGTAATCGCTAAATTTCAACACGAAGAAGCTTTAAACAATGTAGGATTTGTTCGAGAGTGGAATGGTCAATCTTATATTATGACAATTGGAATGGATAAACCTGCTGTAGTTCCTTATCATTTATTAGCTAAAGAGTATCAGCCTTGGATGTACGATTTTGGTAATGGCAATGATAATTTAGACCTTTTCCAAAGTGTTTTTAATTTTCAAGCAGGCATTGGGGGGTCTAACGGGGGAAACAATATTTTGGTGCAAAAATTTGAGGAAGATATTGAAGGGCAGCATTTTAACGGTTTTGGTCAAGATGTGTGTTTTATGCCTAGCACGGGCACAGGAACTTATTATAATTACACATTTGATAAATATGCTGAAGACCATCATCAAAATGGAGGTACTTACACGATGGGGGATGCTATTGGCGTTACTAGTTGGGGGTCTCAGCTGTATGGTAATGACGATGTGCATTTTGCAGATAATATATATTCGGGGCAACGTTGGTGGAACAACTTAAACGAAGGTGCTCCGCTTCCTCAACCCGTAGTTTATGTTTTTGAGGTCGAACTCGCATTTAGAGGAGATGACCCACATTTATATGGAATAGGATTAGGAGCTGATACCTTAGCATTAGAGGAATATCTAGATGAAGATGACTTTATTGCTTGGTTGGAAGCAAATGCAAGTCCTTTTGCTGATTTATTTACAACAGAATTTATAGGTTGGAATTCCTTTAATGGGGATTTAGTTTATGTAAGTTTAGAAAATGGCTCATTTAATCCTGACGATTTGCCTTTGGGAGATGTATATAGTAAAAAAGAAGAAATACGCAGAGCTAAATTTCAAAACCAATCCGATACTTTAACTTGGCAGTATAGCTTTGGCAGTTATACGGGTAACGTAAAATACTTTAACTTATTTGATTTAGAAGATAATAACCACGAGGGTTTATTTAATCCTGATGAATTTGCAGAATTAGCCCCGATTGAAGCATATCAGCAAGGAAGACACGAAGACCAACACGCTATGTATTCTTCTTATAGGTGTCTTTGGAATGGAGTAGAAAGTTATACGGAGGATTTACAAACCCCTGAATCGGGATACCCAACTAATTACCACTCTCCTACTATGAGTACTGTCTATGAGTATAATGATGAATATACTTATAAAAGAGGAGAAACTCAGGGATGGTATGCAGGTTATGGCTACGCAGGGTATATTACAGAAACTGTTGGTAATAATGACTATTGGTGGGACTACATAAGAAACGAAATGTACACACACCAACATACAATGCACCCCTGTTCTACTCCCGAACAAAGTTGGGTTATTTGGGTTAAAAAAGATATACAAGGCTTAGGCGAGCCCCTAGTCCCTAATACAGATGTAATGCAGTTGTATGACGATTGGGGTAGCTTAGGAGTAAATACAAATGCAGTAATAACAAAAAACTCATTGTATCCTGTTTCTCATATAGGAAGATATGACCCTGACCCCTCAAGTTCAGATGACCGAAAACACGAATATACTTTTATATCTTCCCCTCAAACTCCCGTCAACAGTTCTTTACAAGAGCTTGATTCAGGAAGCAATAATTTTACAATACACGATGGAGAGGGGCTTACATCTGCAAAAAGAGTTTCAATACTATTTCCTTTTAATGATTTAGAGATTTCCGACAATATAAAAACAGAAACCTTTTTGAATGGCAAGGTTAATTGTTATTTTGATTCTGTGTTTTCAACAGATACTTCAAATTCATCTTTTAGCTTATCTGTAGGGGCTGTAGATACTGAGTCGATAGACCCTAACGGGGAATTTATTACGTTTGATTGGGCAAGCTACGACCAAGCAGGAACAGTTTTAATAGAAAAAGATTTAGATGAGTGTATTGATAATACCCAATTTAATTGGAGCTCCTCTTTAGAGGACATAAGTGATGATAATAATACTTATAATAATATGCCTAGATTTAGCCAATTTTGGGAAGTTAATAATTTCAATTCTATGACTTTAACGTATCAAGTTAAAAAGGGGGATTCAGGCTCTATTGATGACATAGGAAGTATGTATTCAAAAATTTATAATATGTCTTTAATCCATTTTGTCCATTTTGAAGCTGCCCTTGATTCTGATTTTTATGTAGATGCTATAGGGAGAGGCTCTTTAGAAAACCCTATTGATATTATAAGTGATTTTATACAAGCAGAGCTTGGCTTTCCCTCTTCTATTATGGGAAATTTTTCTGAAGCTACTCCTGTTGTGTCTGCCTATAAATTTGGTTTTAGCATTAAAGAAGAGGTTAATGCCAAAGACCTTATCTCAAATATTTCAAAAAGCACACCATTATTGCCAACTTTTAAAGCTACTTCTAGTTTTAATTATGCTTGCATAAAAAATGAGTATAATTCAGGAGATGTTGATTTTAGCATTAATCCTAAAGATGTTTTGAAATATACAATAACAAGAACTCCTATGGATGATGTAAAAACTTTAGTCAATGTCAGATATAAATTAGATTATAGGACGGGCGAATATGCTAGGAATACGGGGTATATAGACGGATATGATGTCTTTGGAAATGGAGATGGGACAAATATAGCTGAGGGGAGACAAAATGGATACTCTTATGCTTATATGGGATTAGAAAGAGACGAGAAAGTTTTAGAATATGAGAGTGCATTTATAAGAGATGAAGCTACTGCCTTGCAATTAAGGAATTTTTTATATTCATATAATTGCAATCAACATAACATAATTAAAATGACATTACCTATAAAATATATAATGGCAGAGGTTGGAGATATAATTTCGTTTAACGGATTAATAAATAATATGAGGGCTTATGGAGAAGCTTATACTAGCCTTACAACTCGCAATGGGCAATCAATATACCCTTATTTTATCATTACTTCTGTTAATAGAAAGGAGGCTCAAATTCAAATTGAATGCGAACAACTGCATAGGCTTTCATCTGATTTTAGAGCTGCTAACGGGAGTGTAACTAGATTAGTTAGCCAATACGACCCTCCTACTTACAGGAATTTGGATGATTTTAATCAATTAATGGAGTTTATTGATGAAGATAATAAATATTTTACTAGGGAGCAGAAAAGAGTGGGAGACGTTTTAAATGATGGCTTTATAGATGAAAACGATGCGGATGAAATTATAAACTTAACGCAAAATTTTATAGATAGTATTGCGGGAGATACAAATTTAGATGGGCAGGTTGATGTAACAGATATAGTTGCTACCGTAAATGCTGTTCTTGGAGAGTATGACGAATCAGCTAATCAATATTTTGACCTCAACGATGATGGCATTGTTAATGTTATTGATATTGTTCAATTAATAAGTATTATAATGGGGGAGGAAGAATAGATGGATAGACATTTAAGAGCGTTGTCCGAATTAAATAAATCTATAAAAAGAGCTATAATTCCTGAACCTACGGGTGGCAAGATTGAACTTATTGATAATGGAATTTTTTTAAATTTAAATGGTAATTTCAGGGTTTTGGAAATAACCTATAGTGGAGAGGTTTCCTTTGAAAACCTCCTTCCAAATGGCTATTATATATCTGTAAAGGAGGGAAAAATTAGAATTATAAATATATTGGGACTTTCTTTAGCTCTAAATAGTCCAATCCTTAATTTCTACGGGAAACTTAATGTTAGAACTTGCAGAATTATTACCTTTAGAGACCTTGCAATAGATATAGAAATATTAAATATTGAAAAAACAAACCTAGTAGAATTTAGCAAAACAAAAGTAGAGGATGATACTCTCATCTTATATGAGTCATCTGACAATCAGAGTTTTGAAGCTCCTACAAGTCCTACAAGGAGAATAGATACTAGAGCTATCAAAGGTTTATACTCTAAAAATTCCTTTCCAAACGGGTATTCAGGATATTATAACTATGACCCTGAGAGCAAAGGCTATTTTACACGCAATGGTCGAGCAATATTAAATCAAAACCTAAAATACCCACATATTGATAAAATTAGAAAAAGAGCTCAACAAGCACCCCCTTATTCGCTAAACAAAAAAAGAGTGATGACTGACGAACAATATAAGAATAGGGATATAGATATTTATAAATCCGCATTGCCCAACACAAACCAAAGGCAATCATCTGTAAGCACTAAGGGCTCAAAATTAAAAAATTACAAGAAAGGTAGAAAATAATGGCTTATCAGAATATAGGAAGACCTCGATTCTTCGTAGATAATTATATGTATTTAAAAGCTTTAGGACTAGATTCAGAATCTTATATATCTCAAGACATTCCTTCAGATTGGGAGGGAGATATAAATAAAAGAGAGCACCATAAACACACATTAGAGAATCCTAGTGCTTTTACATTAGACCCTATTAACTCCAAGGGCTTTTATAACAATGAAAACACTCAACAGCATATGAGGTTTCACATTCCCTGCGGAGAGCAAGTAGCAGGATTGAATTTTTCAGGTAATATGAAGTGGTATATAGCCGTACTAAATCACAATTTAGCTAGCGTTGGTAGTGGTGTTGGAGCATTTATACAAAATACAATGTTTATGAAAAATATAAAAGGAACTGCAGCGGAATATGTGGTTGATAGTGTTTATGGAGGTATGAGCCCAATTTTGAACGAAGAAAGGCAGGAAACAAAAAATGGCTCAACAATATGGTCTACAGAGCTATCTCCTTCAGATATGCTAGACGATGAAGGGGAGTCTTGGACACCTAGATATACAGGGTTTCAAATACTTGCTAATGATGCAGGCGATAGCCCCTCTACTCCAATACCAAGCGTTAGAATAGGGGCTATAAGTGCAGGTGTTATGTATACTATGCCTTATTCTCCCGACCTACGAGTTAAAATGGAGATGATTTCAGATGGAGTTAAGAGCCAAAAATCAGTATCAGGCTCTACTTTTACGAATGTGTCTTTTTTAGGCTCTCCTGCGTGGACAAATAGTGATGGATATCACAATCCTTTTGGAGTTGGAGATGGTTATAGCGATAAAACTTTAGGCGGAGCTTACAGAACAAGTAGAAGAACTTGGAATCTTAAATTCTCATATATAGAAGATAAAGATTTATTCGCATCTAATAATATGCTCAGGAATTATACAGAAACAATCGAAGATTACGATTCAACCGATATAAACACAGAAAATCAGTTTGAATATAATATTTTTACAGATGATTCTTTTATTGCTCAAGTATGGAATAAAACTTTAGGAGGAGCTTTGCCCTTTATATTTCAACCTGATTCAACTAATAATAATCCTGACCAATTCTGTATAGCAAAGTTTGTAGATGATAGCCTTTCTGTTTCGCAAAAAGCTTACAAAGTTTACGAGTTTAGTGTAAAAATTGAAGAAGTTTGGTAATTATAAAGAAAATGAATTCACGGCTTTAGATATTGGAAGGTAACCCACATATTTATAAACATCTTGATTATTTGAAAACTCTGTCTGCTTGGGAAGTTTTCTGAACTCCCAATCGAAATTATAATTATCTTCATAATACATTTTAGTTATATTATAAACGTAGATTCTTCCACCCATTTGAACTGCGTAAATAAACCATTTATTAAGTTCATTCGCATATAGCAAATTATAACTAAACTTATCAAATTCTATAATTGTGTCGTTATAATGCTTATGCCTATACTTAAGCTCAAGTATATAACTTTTATTCTCTGCGTCAAACCTATTATACTCATAAGAATCTTCTATTAAAATATCGCTAATAAAAAACCTATTCAAGCGATTCAACATAGCCCTTTCTTTTTCTTTCATCATTTCCCTTTCATTTTTAAAAACTCATTATATTTCTCACAAAATTCGCTAAATCGTAAAATAATGTATGTTTCGCCTCTATCTTCTTTTACGGCAACGGCATCAACTTCTTCAGATGGTTTCAACCAATTAGCAATTTTTTTACGACATTTAGCTTGAACTCGTAAATCTCCTTCTAATAAAACATCTACTTCTTCGTGCATACCTAAAGCTCTACCATTACTTCCCCAAGCTCTTTCAGCTCCAACTCCATAACTTTTAGCCTTTTCTACGATTTGTCTTTCAAACCTGTTTCCTTTTTGTTTGCTAGGGTGTGTCATTTATTCTCCTTTTATTTGTTTGAATTATAAAATGCTTTAGCGAAACCACTTGATGTAATAGACCTACTTTTTGCTCTCTCGTTTTTAGATTTATTAAAATCTTCGTAGTAATTCTTTGACATTCTTTTTTTAGCCATCTCGTCTCCAAATAAAGATAGATTATTTGACTCAAATTCTTCTGTGCTAATCATCTCCACCATATCGGGCTTTACTATTTTTGTGGGGGGAGGCATATTAAAATCTCCCCACAGACAAGTCCTCTTGCTATAATTATCCCCATATTGATAGGGTTGAAATGTGTGTTTAGGTTTACCAAGATACCTGCTCATTCTTCCCAAAGGGTTTTCCATCGCCCAAAAGACAGGCTTTGTTATTAATATAATTCTTAAACAAGCATCTACTACCGATAACCCTTCCAACAGAGGTTCTTTCCCTTTATCTTTCCACCACCTTGCTCCGCTAGAACTAAAATGAGTACAAGGAGGAGCAGATAATATTCCATATATTTTTTCTTTAGGTTTTTTAAACAACCTTACATCGCCTGTCCCATAATCATCTTCTATCCATTCTTGAGAATCTACAACTCTAACATTATATCCATTATCTTTATATGGCTTGCTCCAAGCCCCTGTTCCACCGCACAAATCTAATATAACTTTACTACTATTTATTTCAAAGAGTTCCACTACTTCTTCCTTGTATGTGTCATTTATTCTCCTCAATCCATTTCTTATATCTTCTGTTACTCCTAAAATTTGAGCCAAACATCTCTCTAACGGCACATTTCTTACAAATTATGCCTAATTTTTCATCAGTTATCAAGGAAGTCCATTCATACATAGGGGCATTATATTTATACTCCCCACAACAAATACACTTACTCGTCGTCTTCCCAATATTTTTTATATTCATCTAAAGGTAGTTTTCCACCTAATTCCTTATATCTCAACGCAACATTTTTTATCATTCGTGCATTTATAATTAATTGTAAGGCAGAATCCTCTGTATATTTTGACGGCTTACCAATATTTTCTATATAATAAAAAAGCATACTCTTCAGTATGCTTCTTATCTTTTCTTCCATTATTTCGTGCATAGGTCAATAACCGCCCCCACTATATATGCCCCAACCGCAATCATAATTACCTCTGTCGTCATTATCTTCTCCCATTGTTATTTAAATCGTAAAAGTGGAGGCGGGAGGACTCGAACCTCCATCGCTCAAGCAGAAAGGGTTGCTTAAGCTCGAAACCTTTCGCCCCCATATTACCACAAGATAGCGTTTGACATTAAAACAATAACACGTACATTATCCCTTAAATATCGTCTTGTGGTAAATCTAAACTCTTTATTGCATCTAATGTAGTTTTAGCAATTCCCGTAGGTTCTCCGCCCGAATGTAATGCTTCTAACCCTTGAATTGCAATACTAAATTTATCTTGCAATGTTTTAGTTTTTTGGACTAATCTATTATATTCTATTATGTATTTTTCTTCTTCCATTTAAGATTTTCGGTTATCTCTTTGATAATCGCCTTTCTTTCTTCGTCCGTTGCAGAAGCTTCTTCTGCTTCCCTCATATAATCTTGATGCTTTTTTATTTGTTTTTCTATTTTATTATCAACATTAACGGGTATGATTCCGCCATTTTCCATAGCCCTAGATAGCCAATTGTTAGTAAATCTTCTAAAATCTTTTTTAGCTTTATTTGTATTAGATAAAAGCCACGCTCTACACTTTTCAGATTCCCTATTTATATCCACATTTGGATATGCTTTCTTCCAAGCTTCTTTTACGTTTTTAGGTATATTATCGTAAAAAGCATTAACTCTATCGGGGTAGGGGTCGACACTTTTGCCTTGATAATTGACTTTAGAATACTCCTTAATCATATAATCAAAGAATTTTCTTGCATCAACCCACACCTCTTTTCCGTTTTTCCGCACCTTGACCTCAAAAAACATCATCTCGTTAATTTCTTGCTTTCAAAAGACCAACCGCCAAAGGCTTTCTTTCTTTCCGCAGTTCTCTTTGCATAAAATTTAGTTTGCTCTTTTTTGCAATCTTTGCACTTATTATAATTAACATTATTAGCAGTAACAAATCGATTGTCTTTATTCAAAGCAACTCCACATTTAGTGCAATTATCTTTTAGCAAATACCTTTTTTTAGAAAGGGATATCATCTTCCACTCCACTAGGCACGGCTTGACTTCTTTCTTCTTTCGGCTTAAACTCTTCGAATTTTAAGCTATCATAAGTAGTATTCCCGTCTTTAGATTTTTGATTTTCCCAAACAGACAATCTCATCAACTTACCATTCACTTTGCAAGTTCCTGTTTTTGTTGGTCTTCTGTTTTCCGAATTTGCTCCCTCATTCGTAAAAAGCGAGCCTGTATTATCTTTAGTTTCGTAACCCATTGCTTCTCCTATTTATTTATATTAATTTGATTCGGGTGTCCAATTAAAAGGTGGCTTCCCATTTGCATTGCATCTTGCTATTAAAGGCTTTGCATCTCTTTTAGGATATAAATCTCTACCCAACCCAAAATGAACGGCACACCTTTTAAAAGCGTCAGAAACCTCTCCCTTTTCTTTTTCCACATTGCTCTCAACTCCGCAATCTGTTTTAGATATAGAGCCTATCGTTCCGTCTTCCCTTAAAAAATTAATGGTTATTCTACAAAACAACCTGCCTTTTAATTCGTAAAACTCATTAGTCCAATTGCCCACGCCAACAACTTCATCTAACTTGTCTTGAACATATCTAGCGTCAACATAAGTCAACATCATCGCATAATGGACTCCATCTCTCTGAAACGTCCTACCTACCCTATATTTTTTTTCATCTTCGGGTGTAGGCATATTTAACGATTTTAAATCACTTTCTTTTATCATAACATTTCCCTTCCATATTTTTAACTTTATTTATTCTTATCATCAAATCGTCTTTTGATAACCAACCAACGACATTGGGGGTGTCTACACTTGTCATTAACTCAAAAGAATTAATTCCATCTCCATACGCTTCCCCACCGCCTATAATCGAACACCATTCGCCATTAGCAAACTCAACTCTAGCTTCCTTTCCTTCGTGAAAATAACAATGTTCTTCCCACAAAAGCTCGGCAAATTTCATATCTTGATTGTGTAGCACTTTTTGATAACCCATTTTATCGTTCCTTAATTTCAACGATGCAATCTACGTTTAACTTTTTTACGATTCTAGTTTCAAGCTCATTAGCCATAGAATCAAAATCGTAAATCTTATCGCCGTTTCCGTCTTCTTCAAAGCTATAGTAGACAGGCATTTTTATATCTTCGGGAACAACAATAGACATTTGGTGGTCTATAGCGTCGTCCTTCTTTATAAATTTCTTCCCGTCATCTGTTATATAAACGTGCATCAATTCACTTTTCATTATTACTCCCCTTCCTTTTTAAATTCCAATCTACAACCCGAAGAATTATACATAGAAGACAACGAGGCGAAACTGCCTTCCTTAATACCATTAGCCTTCAAAAAACTTTTAGGTAAAGTTATTCTCCCTCGCTCATCTATTCTGCAATCACATATTTTCAACATTGGAGTTTTCATTACTTATCCTCCTTCTTTTTACGATTTTGTCTATCTCTATCTAATTTAGACATAGTATCGTTTAAAGCTTCTGAAAGTGATTGTATCTCATCTACGGCAAATCCTACAAACTCAATCATATCAAACTTTTTTACGTTTTTATTTTCTTTACTCATTGCTTTTCCCTTTCTTTATATAAAATTTACTACCCATACCACACTTTTGACAATACTCTAAATCATATTCACAAGACGCAACCTTTTCGTAGTTCATTGGCGGAGCATCGCAACACTCACTCCAATACTCTATTTCTACGATTTTAGCGTTGTTTCGTAAAATTCGCTGACCTTCTTTATAGGCTCTATCCATATCCCTTTTCATTTTCCATTCGGGGATACCTTCATCGCCAAACTCTAAAGGTCTATCATCTAATTGTGCTTTAACTTTTCCCATTACTCTTTCCCTTTCTTTTTAATCTACTTTTACGTTTTTAATAGAATCTAACTATATTTTCGGGTCTAACTTTCCAATTGTATATTTTTATTAACTGCTCGTAATAATGTGTAAAATTAGTGCAATCATATAATTCTTTGCGGTTATATTTAAGCTTATCCATAAACCTTTTATGGTCATACTCGCTATTGCTAAACATTTTAACCATCGCTAATATAAAACTCCTTCTTTTATATCCGTCGTAATACTCTTTAATCATAAGAATTTTATCGGCATCTCTACACGCTTTATTGTAATCAGAAACCTTAAAATCTCCATCTTTAAACATTTGATATGTTTTAGTTGCGTCGTTTTGGTGTACCCCTCCCGACAATAAATCCCTACAACATTTATGCGGATATCTATATTTCTCAAAAAAATCTCTATACATAAGATAATCTTTTAGACCTGTATCACACCACGAAGTCATATAATTATATGGTGTCCAATCTTTTGAATTACTATTTAATATTCGTGTTTCTTTTAATCCATATCCATTTTTAATTATAAAATCAACAGGAAGATTTAATTCTTTTTTACACTCAAATCTATGTTGCCCCTCACATATTTCCATTTTCTCATTAACTATAATCGGTATTTCTAAATTGGTAGATTTAATCGATTCGAATATATTTTTCAAATTTCTCTTGTCGATAGCCCTATTTCCATTTAATTTCTTAAACATTCCATAGTCTTTAGTTTGAAATACTTTGTCTTTTACAACCATATTATTTAGCATTGTTTTTTCCTTCCTGTTTAAAATTTAACAATCTAGCACCACCATACATCTTTTTAGTTTTATAATCCATAAAAGGTATTTTCTTCCTTTTAAATAACTTTCTAGCTTCTCTATTTAAAGCGAAATAAATCCCGCCTTTCTCAAAGTATCTAGGCTCTTGCTTGTTTCCCACTAGCCTTGCAACTTATGATATTCTCTACTAAAATTAAAACTAGGATATAAATCTTTCATTGGTATTCTTAACAATTTTGACAACCTTCTCAATCTCTCTCTACTAGGTCTTCTTTCTCCCGATATCCACCTGCTTATATCGCTTGGATTGCAACCAATTTTATCTGCTATAAAGTAACTTTTATAACCACTCTTTTTTATATACTCTTTAATATTGTTTTCTAATTCCATTTATAATATCCTTTATTTTCAATATTTCTTTCCATCAACTTAAATATAAAACTATATATGTGTCAAGTTTTTTTTAATAATTTGTCAAAAAACTTTTAATTCTGTTCCTATTTTTTTAAAAAATTTGCATATTTAAAATATAATTCGTAAAATTGTCCGCTTTGTAAGGTTTGGTTTGATACTTTTGGCTTGCAAAGTTATTCAAAGTCCTACCAAAAGGGGTGGATATAGGACACATAGGTAGACAAACTCGAGAACGCCTAATCCAAGTAAGATAATTTATAAAGTGGCTCGGCAAATACAGAATATTATCGTTTTGTATTAGCGTGAATACGGCTCTATGGGGGGTTATAAAACGCAAGGTCTGACCTCGAAATCTTTTAAAGAATCGGGGGTAGGACACTTGCGTCTTTTTAAGGATATGAAGGGTTATAATATAGAAGAACTTAAACATAATTATAAACCTAACTCTTTAAGCTTTTTATGAACTATAGGCTTATCTTCTTCGGGTATAAAATCGTAATAATCCATTAATAAATGATAAGCTTTCTTATAAATCATAACTCTAAATTCTAAACTCTTTTCGTAATTCATTATTCTGCCTCCAACTCAAACTTAAATTGACTCATTCTTTCAATACAACTGCAAATCTTTTGTTTGTGGTCATCTTCATATTCATCACAACAAACAACATCTCTATGTCTTCTTTTATTATTTTCTTCTAGCCATTTTTTAGGATTATTTGTTTTCCCACAATAATCTTTATTCCCATTTTCAATCCAATAAATTTCAAACGAAGGACTAAAAGCATCAACTATTTCCTTCTCACTTATTTTTCTTTTTATATCTGTTGGGTCGTATATTTGCCCATCATCATTAATAACTATTTTTTCCACTATTTTACCCTTTCCAATTTATAACCTCTGCGGTGGTTTCATAAAACCTGCCGAAAGGTGTTATTATTATGTATATCCAAGCTTTTACGATTTCTCCGTGCAAATCAAACTCTCTTATTTCTCTTTGATATAAACTGCCGTTACTTTCCAACATATCTGTAAAATAAAAGTCGTGTTCAGTTAAATCGTAAATCTCTCCCTTGAGATGCTTCCCATCGGGATTAAATTCTGCACAAGGAAATCCGCAATCGTATATATTAAATCTATCAATAGATGTAGCCACACCTAAAAAATCTGTATGCACTAGCAATCTATTATTGCCTAATCCTCTTTTTAATGTTCCGTAAACAAACAACTTGCTTTCCACTTTTATTTCTCCTATTCTTCTATTTTTTCTATATCTTCAATATAAAGATTATCCATTTCAATATCATCTTTAATATAGCCCTGTGCATTTGACTTCATATCTTCAACAGATTGATTTGGTAAATCATTTATACATATAACTACTCTATAACTACATCTTTTTTCTTTTTTCATTTTTTATTTCCCTTTCTTTATTAATATAATTCTTATAAATGTATAGAGTAATATTATATACATTATAACTATACACCCTTTTATAAAACCTTCCATTTATACCTCAATTAATTTATAAGTGTTTTTTCTTTAAGGTCTTAAAACACTTAAAAAAGACCGCACATTATGTTTATTAAGGAAAACACCTCGCAACGAGGAAAAACCTCAATTATAAGGGCAAGTATCAAACAAGGTTAGAGAGAGGGTGAATATAACAAACACCCTTTTATAACCCCCGTCGGCTCTCACGAATTCCGCTCTCTACTTGCCCTATTTATTAGGTTGTTTTAGAGTCCCGTTATTTCTTTATCGTGCATTTTAAGAACTTCAGTCTTTACCTTATTCCCCACATTGATTTCTTTATCTGTACATATTAGTTTTAGCAATATGGTTTCCAATTGGTCTTTATCTAACTCTTCCAACCTTTTTTGATAACTCATTTTATTCCCTTTCGTTTTTGTTGTCCAACTTCGGCTCATTTCCGCCTTACCCTCAATTTATAAAATAAAATTAATATAATGCAAGCTTTTTGTCATTTTTTTTTGCAACTTTTTTTGATACCCTTCGACAGAAATATAAAAATATTTTTTTAAAAGGGTATTTTCCTATTTATAAAATTATAAAATATAAAAATTTTACCCCCACCCCTAATTATAACGCTAGGAAAAAAAATATCTCTTTTTTGACCCACTTTTTCGGCAAAAATCGTAAAAACCTGTAAAAAAGTTATCCACAATTTTTTGGATACCAAAATCCGAAAATCCCAAAAATCGCATAAAATTATTTTTTTTTGCGGTGGGGGGGGGTAGGTTATCCACATTTTAAAACTATGTCAAAAAGCAATTTAAAGTAATACTTTAAATGATGCCTGCAATTAATTTTGCAAATCTTAAAAATTTATTTCCTGTAAAATCTGTAAAATCTGTAAAATCTGTAAAATCTGTAAAGCCTGAAAAACCTGTAAAAAATTTTGCCCGTCTTTGATTTTTTACGATTTTGCTATCCCCTACCCTACCCTTCTCGTCGTAAAAATGATATTTTTAGCTATTTTTTAAAATCGCTTAAATTTACGATTTTTATTTTTTTGCTCTCTCTAATACTCTGAACAGAAAAAAACGTCTAAAAATGTCAATATTTTTCGCCATATGCTAAACCCTACACTCTACCAAATCCTTAAAATGCCTTAAATTCTTTAAATTTGCCTATTTAACGGCTATTAAACTAAAAAGTAATGTCAATATATCTTGACAAGTAAAAAAGTGTCTAAAATCGCCTATTTTGGCGATATTTTAAAAATTGCCTTCTGTCCCCCGTCGACAAAACAAGAAACCCGCTCGAAGCGGGTTTCTCATTTTCTCGTCTTATTTTGAGTATTTTTCTAGTCGAATTTGAATTCGCTCTGTTCATTGAAATACGTTTCGCAAGTATCGCAATATTTCTCATCATTGACGGAAATTAAGCTATCGTTTAACATTCCGCACCCGTCGCATTTAATGAATTTATTCTCGGCATAAACTCTCTTTTTTGTGTCGACAATCTTGTCCATAATAGGACGATTTTTTTTGCTCTTTTTATTGGTTTTTATCGTCGTATTGTCCCAATTGTAAGCCTTCCAATTATTGCGATGATATACAATAGGCTCGGGCTTTTTGTAATTGTCGTTGCTATACCAAATCGTTTTTAATTTGTTCCAATGTCCGCCGTATTTATGCTCATTAATAATTTCGAACGACCCGTCAGAATTTAAGAAAGCTAATTTGCTCGACCCTATGAAATCAGAAACAAGAGTTTTTATTGATTCCGACTCTGACCAATTAGTCGGCAAATCCTTCAAAATCGTATTATTGAAAACTCTAGTATCTGACAAAGTCGCATCGCTACCGACGGAATTTATACAGCCGTTATGTCCGAAAACTTGCCCGTCATTCACTCGGAACGGGTGACAATTATCAAGATTTGTTAACCCGTGAGTCGTATAACGGAAATGGATTAAAAATGCCGACGATGAGCCGAATTTTTTAACATCTTTATTTATTGATTTCACGAACGGGTCAAGCTTCATAAATTTACGAATTTGAATTTCGCCCTTATCAACGAAGGCATATCCTACGCCGTCGTTATTTCTTTTCCAAGTTTGCTTGAATTGCTCGTCTGTTACCTTGCTATTTTTCTTTTGTATAATTAGTAAACACATTTTTTTTACTCTCTTTCTCGTCTTAATTGACGTTTTTAGTTATTGTTATTTATTATTATTTCTGATACTTCGCCCTTTACATCTTCACGGCATAAAAACTCGAATAAATTCGGATAGCTTTTTTGATTTTTAGCGATATAGCTACAATATTTACTTAAATCGTTAAAATTAACATTTCCGCTCTGTTGAGTGAAGTAAAAAAGCGACTCGACAAAATCAAGATTTTTTCTAAATCCTTGCTCGTCTAAATTGCTCTTAAAAATTCTAACTTCAATCGTTGCCGAATTCATTAAATTAACCGCTTTGTATCTGTCTGAAAATGGTCTTACTGGTCTTTTATCTTTTCTCTTATATTTGCTTACAATTTCCGATTTGCATCTGTCAACATCGTTTGAACTATATTGACACCAATCGCCACCCGTTCCACGTCTTTGACCAATCACTTTTGAGAATTTAACATTCTTGTTAATGAATGATAAAAATCTAAAAAGATGAGTTTCGCCGTCGAATGCCGAGCGGTTTACGTGAATATGTATTCCGCAATTACTAGAGTAAAATCCTCTGTAATCTTTTCTGTGTCTCAATAGAATTTGATTTAAATCTAATTTACGAAACACGTCAAACGTTGACGGGTGCGATATTACTTCAAATCCTCGAGAAACCGACCCGTCTCGACACGTCCAAAAAAGATTGCTTGACTCGTGAGCAATCGTCCAAGCGGTCGCCTTCTCGTCATATTGATTGATATGCTCTCTAGCTTCAATTTCGCACTCTATGCCGACAAGTAATTCATTTTTTAAATTGCCGATTTCATTAAGCGATTTAATCTCATTATTTTTATTTACATAATGATATTGTAGCGACGGGTTAGAATGATAAGCCCGAATTGAATTTCTCGTAATTGATTTTTTATTGGACGAATAGCACAAATTACAGATTTCTGTATAGTTATTTCTAGTTACAGAAAGCAAATGCAAATGTTCTGTTTTATCTGTCATTTTTACGATTTTGTCATTTTCTGTTAATGCTCGACATTGCTTACACTCTGTCATATGATTATTTACATATTTTGCCGACATTATGCCGATTGTCGCATCATATCTAATAACGTCTCTCTGACTATTTAATTTCGAGTATTTGCCTAGAAATTGGTAAAATTCGCCCGTTTTTTGACAAGGTCGAAATTGACTACCTAGCGGAAGTTTATTTGTCAGATTTCCGCCTAAATCGTGGAATTTACTTTCTAACTCTCGATGATTGAAATTAATAGTCGTCAACCTTGTAAAATCCGTTAATTGATTTCCTTCTGTTTTTAAATCATAATTTAGAGCTAAATCATTTAAGCAATTTGCTAGGTTTGAATGAAATTCATTTTCTCTGTAGTTATCGTTTGCTCGGTCGTATTTTACGAATTTAGAAACATCTTTTAAGGACTTACTATTTTTAAATGTATCGTACACAAATTCTCTATAATTTGACACGTCATATCCTCGACCCTCCTCAGCATAAAACATCGCCATTTGAAAAGCTTCTGTCGTTGTTAACTCTTTTAGAAATCGCTCTAATTTCTCGGCATATCGTCTTTTTAGGCAATAATTGCCGTTATTATATTTCTCAAAAGCCCACGTTTTAAATTCAGGGTATTGAAATAGTCGAGCCTGTAATTCTATAGAGTCAGTCAAGAACGACAGCATACTAATTCGTCTTAATACTCGTGTTTTGCCGTTCAAACCTATTCCGTTAATGAATAGAAATTCCGACATTCTTTGTCTTGACTCTTTAATTTCTGTCTGTGTATATCCTAGCAAATTATTTATTTTTGTATATTTGCGGATACTACAATTTCCGACGTTAAAATGAAAAGTTATGTTATTTTTTTTAATTGTTTTCATCGTGTTTCCTCTCTTATTTTGTTTTATTTTGTGGCGATATTTCTTGTCATCGCTACAATAATATATTAAGGATAATTCATATAAAAAAATCAGAGTTCTCGTCGGTGGTAGAGTGGTTTTCTCGTCGGTGTCAAGTTATCATTTTTAGCCTATAGACCCCTTAAAATAGCCTATTTTTCTCGTCGAGGGTCTCGTACGCACAGGTACATATATATGCTTAAAAAAGCCTATTTTTTTATATTTAGCTTATTTCTCGTCGGTAATCAATTAAATTGTAACAATATGTAACAATCAGTATTTTAGGCTTATTTTTGGCTCTTGTAAGTGCTATATATATATGATAGTTACAGGCTTTGCTCGTCTATAAATTATTTTGTATTTTGCTTAAAAATTGTTCTCGTCGAGGTCTCGTCGACAAAAATTTGTATGTGCCTTATTTTATTGATAGTTACAAGGATTTGCGTTTTCTGTGCTTGTAAGTACTATATATATATGATAGTTATGATTGTTCTCGTCGATAAAATAGTTCTTGTTTAATTGTTTTAATTGATTAGGAGTTTTTTAATATTTTGAATTTGTTTGATTGTTTAAATCGTAAAATTACTAAAAAAAATTTTCGATGCTACGCATTATATCTGATTTGGTTTTTAATTATTTGATTATGATTTTAATTGCTTAATAGCATTTAAAAGATTGTATTAATTACGGCAAAAATCGTACCATACTCTAAAATTTTTTACTTTAGTTACGCAGTTTCAACATACCAAAAAAACGGCTATATATTTACGATTTAAGTCTGTATTTTGAAGGACTTATCCACATAGTTGTTAACATTCGTAAAAAATGAGCCATTAACAGCGAATAATGTTGATAACTTGTTGATAACTTGACCCACTAAGGCGGATACGCAAAATCGGGATTTGGGGGGTAGCATTCCACATAAAATCTAAAAAGTAACTTCCAAAAGAGAAAAAATAGGAAACTTTGAAAATATCTTTGAATTTCTTATATTAAGAATATGGAAACAATTACTAAATTTAAGAAAAACCCTTCAAAAGTGTTAGCAATAGAACTACTAGCACTCAATCCTAGGCTTAAAAACGGCGAAATAGCGGAGAAAGTCGGAATAAGCAGTAGAACATTAGAGTTATGGAAAACAGACCCTAATTTCGTTGATGCTGTATATGAAAGATATATGTTGGAATTTGGAATTGAAGTTCCTGCGGTGTTAAATGCAATGGTTCGTGAAGCAAAGGAGG